CTACTGGTATGCAAATGGCAGCAGGTGCCGAAAGGTCAAAAGCAAATCGTGGACAAACAAGAGAAACAGATCCTACTAAAATTGTTGCTCAAATTACTGTAAGTGCAAAAGCATTTAAAGATGGAGTGGATTCTATCACTACCCCAATTGATGCTATGAGGCAGCAAGTTGTTAAAGCAGAGGTAGGACTACAAGATTTAGCAACTAGCATTAGAGCAACTTCAGGTGCAACAGCACAATCAGCAAAAGAGGCAATAAAAGAAAGAAAACAAAAGGTAAAAGATTCAATTCCAACTAGAGATACAAGTCTTCAAGGGCAGGTAAGAAAACTATCTGATGCTGACAAAAAGAAATGGATTTTTGGTGCCCCAAATCCATTAGAGCCAGAGGGTCAAGATCAGCGTGGATTGGTACCAACATATGAAAAGCCAAGCAAGATGGGCAACCTTTTGAGTAAGGCAAAGAATCTAGGCGGAGGTGTTGGATTTAGCCCTATGGGAATGATGGCTGCTCAGGTAGCAGCCCCAATGCTTAGTGGAATTGCTAATAAGATTATAGGTGAGAATCAAGTTGCAAAGGGTGCAGTAAACACTGCTACTCAATGGGGTTCTATGGGAATGATGTTTGGACCACAAGCTGGCGCAGCAGCAGCAGCTGCTGGAGCAATTTTTGGTGGCGTAACATCGTATATGGCTAAAACAAAAGCAGAAGCCAAGCAAGCAGCAGATGCAATTAGCGTGTCAACTACAACTAGCACAGACACATTAAAAATGCTGGGAGTAAGAATTGGCGATTTCTCCAGTGCAACAGTTTTAGCAAGTAATGGTCTGCAAAAACCAATTGACAAAATGCAAAAATTAATTAATGGCTTGGCAGATTCAATTAAGGGTGCGGGTGATGTTGAAACGCAAAACGCATTAAAGAATTTGAAAGAAGGAGATCAAACTCAAAAAACAAGTCAACTAAAAGATGTTTTCCAATCAACTCTTATGTCTACAGGAAGTCAGGCAAAAGCAACACAAGCTGTAAAAGCTTGGATGAAAGCATCTGGAATGGATTTGGCACAACAAGGATCAATTTTATCATCAAAAGAATTTGATCCAGCTGGAAAAGGAAGAACTGGAAATGAACTTTCATCCCTACTTGGAAGAACTGATCAGAATAAAAATGCGGGAGCAAATGTGTTGTTCCAAGCATCAACAACAACAGATATAAAAACATTTTCATCTCAACTATCAAAAGCTTTTACTTCTGGCACGATAAATAAAATTAATAATAGTGGAGTGGCATTTAATCAGTTTAATAATCAAGTTCGTGCAACAAATCCAGAACTAGCAAAACTCAACTCTCATCTTTTTAAATCTGGAGCACAATTAAGCACTATTGCTAAAGTAGATGTATTGGCTGCAAACGGTTTTAAAATGACAGCAGGTCAAGCAGAGTATCTAACAAAAAATCTAAAAATGTTAACTGCAGTAACAAATTTAGCTTCGGCTGCTCAATCAGTTCAAATTGGAGCACAACCATTCATTGATAGAATGTACAAAAAGGATGAAAACTGGGCAAAAACAAAGCAAAAAGCTTTGAAGGATACTACAACTCAAATTAATAATCAAATTAAAGCTCAAAACAATTTTATTAAATCTCAGCAAAATGGAATTAATGCAATTCAAAAAGAAATTGACGCTAGACAAAAATTGTGGGATAAAAAACAAGAAGGTATTCAACAACAACAAACATTGGACAATCTTGCTAAAAATGTTAATGAAGCTCAAGCTTCTGGAGATTTAATTGGGTTGGCACTTGCTCAAAATGCTTACAATAAAGAATTAAAAAATGAAAGAGAATTAAAAGAAAAGCAAGCTAAAGATGAATCAGATCAGAAGAGAATTGCAAATCTTCAAAGTGCTATAGATAAAGCAAATGGAGTGATTGATGCATTAAATGAAAGATTAAATACCGCACAAACAAAGTTTGATGACACTGCAGATAAATCTACAAACTTTGGAGAAACAGCAGAAAAAGCAATAAAGGCAGTTAGAGATGATGTTGCTAATGGAAAAATTACAGATGAAAAAACTTTACGAGGAGCATTACATAATGCTGGATTAACAGCTGGAGAAGTAGACGAGGCATTTGTAAATATAGATAAAGATGGAAACTTTAAAAAAATAACTCAACATGCAACAACAATCAATAAAGCACTTGCTGGAGTAAAAGATGGATTTGAAAAACAGGTTGCCTTAGCATTGATGATGGGTGGAGCAAGTAAAGAAAGTGCGTTTAGGCAAGCAGGACTTGCAGCAAAAAACAAAACTTCTGTAACTCCAAAGGGTGGGGCTACGGTTGTAGCAAATGGAAAAACTTGGGTTTACAAAGATACAAAAACAGGAAGGTTGAGTAGTCCCAAGCCAAACGAAGTGACTGAGGATAATTGGGAAGGTGTAGGTTGGTACCAAACTCAAATTTCTCCGCCCGAATTTTCAACTAGACAGCCTAAAGGCAAATTTACACAAGGCAAGGGTAAATACGCAACTGGAGGATATGTCTCTGGAATTGGTGGACCAACATCAGATATGATTCCAGCCATGCTTTCTAATGGAGAGTATGTGGTTAAAGCATCCGCAGTTTCACAATACGGGACACAATTATTAGATTCAATTAATAATAAAAAATTTGCAACTGGCGGTCTTGCAAGAAATTACGCAGTTGGCGGGTCTGTAGGAGATAATAATAATTCATCATTTAGTGACAATTCAGTGTATAATATTAATGTAACTGCGAACACTAATGCAAGCGCAGACGATATTGCCCAAACAGTAATTAAGGCAATTCAAAGACAACAGAACGCTTTGACAACAAGTAGAAACATGGGGAGTATGAGATAATGCCTTATTATTCAGCATCTGCTGGTTTGGCTGTTGCCACACAATCTGCATCCACTACATTTTATTTTCTAACCGATCATAATAGACAACCAATCACCATCGATAATGAAATTATTGAAAAATCTAACAGAATGGCAGATGGAACGATGAGAAAGTTTGTTGTTGCTAGAAAAAAAAAGGTTAATGTATCTTGGAGTCAATTAGTTTCGGGAACAGAAAAGCCATATTATCCTGTAAAAAGCGGAATTCCAGCATCAGCTGCTTGGGGAGGAAATACAATTACTGCAGATGGTTATAAGGGTGGTGCTTGGATTAAATCATTTTATGAACAAAATGTTTTTAAGCCAATTGTATTAAAAATTACCCACTCTAAAGATGACTATACTAAAAATTCTGCAAGTTCCTTTTACCCATCTCCAAGTTCGACTGGAGAAACCATGACATGCTACATAACTGGTTTTAGTTACGACATTACTAAGCGTTATACGCTAACAGACCTCGTTGATATCAAGATGGAATTTACGGAGATTTAATGCTAGGCAGTGCGTCAACCCAACAACTATTTGCTTCTGCTAACTCTATTGGAGTCATTCCTCAAGTATGGGGGGAATGGAATTACAACTCCTTTATACAACCATCAATTACTACATCTGGCTCTGCATCAGAATTAATAGATACCCTTTCCTTACCCCTGAATGAAGTAACTTCTTGGACAAAAAATTCTGATGGAATAATAAATGCAAAAAGTTCCGATGGCAGAAATACAGATGTAAACTCAAGTGGATCATCCATATCTCTTGTTATTGCAGACTCTTCAAGTTCTGCAAACTTTTATGTCTCTGCAACATCACCATTTTCTACTCTTACCAGCTCAGACAATAATGGGTATTACAAGTTATCTTTTTATGTGAAGGTTGGAAATTTGGTTTCCACTTCTGGAACTCCAGATATTGTTTCTGGCTCAAGTGTATCCATTAGTACCAATGGTTCGGGATCAATTCCATATTACTACAGAATTGTTTCTATTGGATCAGATGGTCAAACTTTTGGACCAGACACTATAAATAATTATGACTCAGCATCTATACTTTCTTCAACAACAGCAACACATACTTTAATATGGAATGATGTAAATAACGCAACAGCGTATAAAATTTATAGAGCTAATAATTTGGGGGAGATCCTATTCCTTGACGCAGTTACTACAGCTTCATATAAAGATTATCAAACTAAAACTCCCCAGTATTTAGATAATGATTTTTTTAATACAAATATAAATCTTGTTCCATCTATAGAATTGCATAATGATGATCAAGAAACTGTTGCAGTTTATCAAACTTGCAAAGTTTTTGAATCTACTAATGCAAATCCTTCAAAACTATCCAACACTATAGATGTTAATTGTGAAAGATGGCAAAAAGTTGAAATGTGCTTTGGCGTAAACGAGTCAGATACAAATAATTATTTTTCAAAGTTTGCCCTTAATCTAGATATTTCCGCAAAGCACCAAGGTGCAGAACTTCTTGTTACCGATTTTAGTTTGTATAAAATTACAGAGTTTGATTTTAGGAACCAACATCTTTTTCCAACGCAATCTGCTTTTTTACCAACTAGACCTGGAGAAGCATTACTTCACCCGCTTATTCCATATTCAGATACAAGGGTAAGACGAAGAGGAAATGAAAATGCAAAACCTGTAAGCTTCCTAACAAGATCAACGAACGATATTGGAGAAAGCACTTTTCCTGTATACACAGCTGTCCCAGATGAAGATAATAAGTTTAAATTATACATATCATCTAAGTGGGAATCAGAGCCAAGTTCCCTACAAGCTATCTATGATACATATTTGTCTGTAAATAAAATAGTAATTAAACTTGACCAGTCTTACGCATCTTTTAATGCTGGATCTTTAAGAATTTATAGCGGGTCGTCAAATAGCGTAACAGCGGTGACTTTATCAGCATCAGACTTCGATGCTCATGGAATTGCAGTTCTTTATTATAATGGGTCCTCCTGGTCAACAACATCTTGGTCAAGACCACCAACGCTAAATAGTGACGGAACTTTGGGAAATTTAGTAAAGGATCAAGTAAGAGAATTGCGACTAATTGCCACATCTCTGTCCGATGGAAATGTGTACAAATCAGACAGTCGTTTAAGAGTAATTGAATTGTCTCCTAGATTAGAATTAGATTTAAGTAATTATGTAACACAGGTTAGTTGTAAAAAAGATTTAGTTAGTACGCAATCAAGCGGTTTGCCATTCTCATACATTAGCGCAAATTCTGGCACAATTGATTTTTCAAACATTCCTTCATATAGAAGTGATAACTTTGGAGCAACAACATTCGAAAACAGTTCAAAAAAGTCTGCATTTTACAATTTGATGAGGCAGGGAGTAAAGTTTACCGCCCTACTTGAACCATCATCATATGAAACAAATCTCAAGGAAACAATACCGCTCTTCGTAATGTATTCCGACTCATGGACTATTTCGGACCTAGACTCAGTTTCTGTTGAACTATATGACATTAGTAAGCTCTTTATGATGGGATCGGACTCTATGCATTATTTTGCATATGACACAAATGTTGTTAGCGTAATAAAGGAGCTTCTTGATTATTCTGGGTTTAGTGATTATGACTACAATGGTCTTTATCAATTGCCAGAAATTAATGCAAAAGTTTCTGGATTTTGGACAGATGAGCAAAAAACAGTATTTACAAACTTGCAAGAGTTTTTGTTGCCCAATCAAATTGCTGCATCAATAGATGAGTATGGAATACTTAGGTTCGACAGTATTTCTCAAGTTTTTAATAAGTTTGGGTCTAAAAATTTTGCTGCAGATTTTGCTATTACGGATCATTTAGTAACAGGTATAGGATCTTCAAGCTCTAACTATATTGCTAACATTATTCCAGATAGCTTTTCAGAGAATATTAGTCAAAAAATTGGATCAATTGTTGTTAACTACAAAACACCGCTTACATTCAGAAGTAATGTGGATAAGAAAAATACAGCAACATCTTTAATTAAACCAAAGGTAAATACGGTAGATGCCCCACATTCTGTGTGGAAGATGAAAGAATCTGATGGGTTATCTCAATTCTTTCTTAATAAGTCAGTTTTAAGTACAGATGACTCTCTTTCAGTTCCAATTGGTTCAATTACAACTGTTAAGAATGCAGATAAGACTATTACCACTAAAATTGTAAACGAGGGTTCTTTTGTAGGTTCTAGAAGAACGCCAGCAAAAATGTCTGGTGACTTAATAATAGGATCTGAAATTGTTGGGTATTCTGGAATTGAATATGTGATCGTTGATTCTGCAAACAAAGCTAATTCTGTCACAAAAACAATTTATGATCTTTCCGATTTGGATTCGGCTATTTCAGATTTTCAAATATATAATACAGAAAAGCCTTTTGGTTCAACGTCATCGGTGCAATTTGCGCCAACTGGAAGATTAATGAACTTGGTAAGAGGTAAATACGGAACAACTCCAGAATCCCACATTGTTCCAACAGTTATTGCTGAAACCCCATTTAGATTTTTTTCAGCAATGCCAGGAAATTCGGTATTAAATAATATAAAGGTTTACAAGGCTACTCAATCTATTGGTAAGCATAAAGAAGCCCCACAGGGAATATTAAAAATTTCTACAAGTTATACAAATTCTTTATCTATTGCTCAAGTAAAAACAAAAAAACAATCAGACTTTGATTTCTTTTCTTTAAATTTTGCAGTGGATGAGGGCGGTGGAAATAATGTGACTGGCTATATCAATACAACCACTCAGGAACAAATTTCTATATCTGCCTATAGCAAGTTAACCCAACATCAAAAAACAAAATATAAAAAGAAAAAAGAGTTAAGACCTAATGATTCAGCATTTGGAATGATTTTTAATACAGCAAGTGCAGCAGGAGTAACTCAAACTGGTGCTTTGTGTATAGAAATTCAACAAATTACTGGTTCGGGAGATACAACGAATAAAATTGTTGCTTACAAGCTTTCAAATCCTAGTGATTTGTTAATTAATGAAAAGATTGATTTTTCTAAATTTTACGGACACAACGCTTATAGTCCAAACTTGTTTGACGGGGATCCACATAGTTTTAATGTTTTCTTTCATGGTAAAGACATCGTTGTTTCAATAGATGGATATACCAAAAAATATGACTTGGCTGGAGCAAAAACTTTCACCCCAGCACAAAAACTTTCTTTTGGTGCTTATATTAGACCTTTAGAAAGTTCTGCACAGACATTATTGATTTATGAATTGTATGCAGCCAATTACAAAGAAAAAGATTTGGATCATAACGTAAATAGGCATTTTACATCAATGCGTTATTTAAATAGCTTAGTTGAAAAAGTTCATGAACCATATTCATATTTTCAATATGCTAGTCCACCTTTAGCAAGAGGAATTAATTTTTATGATGTTAAGCTTGAGAGTGCTCCTATATTTACTCAAGCACCAAAAACTGTAACTATTCAAAAAATTGCATATAATAACCCAGGATCTGATTGGACTACTTTGCAACCAGTTAAAAAAACTGATATATCATATTCAACTCCAAAGGGTTCGGCATTCCAGCAAAAATTTGTCTTAGCCCATGATGGACCAATTGGTCAAGGGCTTATCATCCTGAACACGGGTGATTCACAATCTGGAGATATCTCAACGTCTCTTAATTTGCTTGCAAACAATATGTATCTTTCAGAGCAAAAAACATTAACTAGGGTAATAGATAGTAATTATACAAACAATACCATATCGCTTACTATGGATTGGGCAAGAGATATTATTCAGGTAGAAAAAACATTGTCGAATATTATTCGTGCAAATTCTGGATTTAATATAGATTATAGCATTAGAGTTTTTGGAAACCCACTTATTCAAGCTGGAGATTTTGGTCAAATCACATATAACCTAAAAAGGCTCGGCTCTGACCCGTCAGATTCGTCAATAACACCATTAGTTGGACTAATTACTTCAGTAAAAAGCACTTATAGTGGGGGGTTAGACTCTACAGAATTAACATTCAAACCGATGATAATCTCATAAATGGTATAATGTATAGAATGGAGGAACAAAAGATATGATAGAACGCCCAAGTGATATTTCTACAAGATACACCAACCCCAATTCTATTTCACGGGGAGCAAGAAATATTATTACTACCACCGACCCAAGAAACAATGCTTTATACCTTTTGTTATATCCAGATACAGTAGTTGTTGATGAAGAAAGCTTACCTAATCAACCTGTAGATGAAGATCTTGCGACAGAAAGTACATTTTATCAAGAAGGCTTAAGTCCAGAATATGACGCATATGCTGCAACTCCAAACAATCTTGTTATGGCAGGTCAGGCTATTCTAGATACTCCAGAAAATTTATCAGTGTCCTCCGATAGTTTTATTATTGAAGATGAAACTTCATCTAGTTCGGATGGAACAATAAGTTATTTAGCAACCCTAACCTTTGACGATGTTCCTGGGGCATCAAATTATGAATATATTATTGGTGCGGTGAATTGATGAGTATAAAAGGTAAGTACGTTTTTAGTTCAAACGGCGAAATTATATTTGAGGGTGAGAATATTATTACTGCAAACGGATTGTTGATGATAAATAAATATCTGGCAAACTCTTCTGTAGATTGGGCTGGAACTCTTGCAATTGGTGCACTAGGTACTACGTCAGCATCCACTGATACAAGGCTTGGATATGAAGTTTATAGGACACCCGTTACATTAAAATCATACACAACTACTGGAAGTGTTAATCAAATAGCAATGAAAGCAACACTGGATCCAAGTGTGGTTGCAAAAATATATGAGGTTGGAATTTTACCACTAAGTCATGTTGTTGGTTCCTATAAGGACAATACACTTCTAACTAATTTTTCCGAGCAAGATCCAATGGGACTATGGCAAACTGGAGCATCAGAAGCAACAATGGCTAGTGCTACCTATAGTAGTGCTAGTTCTCGTGTAGGCAAATATAATGTTTCTGCATCAAATACTGGTGTAACAGTAAAGTACAATTTTTATCAAAATTTGTCTACATTTAATACTAGCGATTTTCTTCAACTTCTCTATGCTGTAACTGCATCTGGAACAAGCCCATCACTTACAATTACACTTTCAGATTCAGCAAGTAATACTTGGACCTCCCAAACAGTTGTTTTACCAACTACAGCTTCTGGATACTACACAGCATCATTAACAATGCCAAACGCCCCAACATCTGGATTTACCTATAATCTAAATAAGATAAAATTAAGTTTAGTTGGTGGAACTGGATCAATTCAGTACGATGCTCTTAAATTTATGTCTGGCGCAACATTACCTCCAGAATTAAAACTTGTTAGTAGAAAATCTTCTAGTAGTGCAATTATGACAAAAACGGCGGGTCAGCCAGTAGATATTGAATACTATTTGACGGTGACATAATGGCTAGTCTTAATTTAACAAAATTAAAACCAGGAAAAACATATGTCGTTAAGGTAAGAGCAGTAGACGAAGACGGCAATTACTCACAATATTCTTTCAATTATTCTTTTACCGTTCCCGCTACCAAGGCAGATGGAACACAACTAACATCAACTAATAACTCTATTGTTACCGCATTGGCAAGAAGTTCATCAAGCGTAACTGGTGGTGCATTAACTGCGGGCGGTCTTGACGCAAATGGAACATCTTATGCGGGTAAAGCCCAGTTATCAGAATTGTGGAATGGTACTGCAAGTGCAATTTCAAGTTTGACGGGTACTGCAAGTACGGGTGCGGTAATTATAAATAGCACTGGTATTCTTGGTTATCAATTTGCTACATCTTCTTCTGGTCAAGCCCAGTTCTTTTTAAACACCGCCGATGGCAATGCTTATTTTAGGGGCACTCTGTATGCAGGAGCGGGATTAATTGGTGGATTCTCAATTGGATCAACAGCTTTGACTGCAGGATCTGGAGCAAGTGCTGTCGGCTTAAATACAACTGGCTATCCTTTTTATGCGGGAAGTGCAACAGCTTCATCCGCACCATTTTATGTAACAAACACAGGTGCCCTGAATGCAACTAATGCAT